CCTTATGAGGTGTCCCATGAAGAACGGGAACGGTAAATATAGCGTTGCCCCTGAGTTGTTCAACTCGGTCTCGCGACTGGTTACCGGCCAGTACGCGAGCCACGCCCAGCTTTCGCGGTCGAGAAGGCCTATGAGGCAGCTGACATGTACAGGGGCGTCTCCCTGCTCTGGCAGCCCACCATGGTTCAGTGCGCCGGGATCTGGCGCATCAACAGGACTTACGTGGGCTGGGCCGTGAAGCGGCCGTGCGACCGCGCGCTCGTCGAGTCCGGCGCGGTGCCGCTGGCGTTGCCGACGACAAAGGCGCTGCCCCCGCCCATGAGCCCGGAGGAGAAGCTGGTCGACGTCGTCAGCCAGGTCGGCATCAACGGCACGCACGACCTACTCGTTAGGATCGAGCGCGCACGCGCCGCCGCCTAGTTGGCATCGACCACCGCGGTCGCCACGCGCGCGAATGCCGTGGCGGTCGCGGCCCTCTCCAAGGGTCTGTTTCCCCGAGCCGCTGCTGACGGTTCCGTGAAGCAGACAAGAGAACCGGAATTAGCCACCGCGATAGCACGCCTGTCGCGGCGAAGGCTTGGAGTTTCAAATGAAGCGCCCCAACAACGAGCTCGTGCGCGAGGCAGTCAAGGCCGTGACCGCGCATGGCTTCGTGCCCATCGTCCGCAATGGCGGCAAGCATGTGAAGCTGTCCTGGACCAGCTGCGGGAAACTGGCGCGCTTCGCCTATGAGTCACGCACCGGAAAGACGCCGCCGGCCTTTACCGAGGCGCACTTCGAGCAGGCGAATACGGGCGCGGTGATTGAAACCTACAGCGCCATCGACCTCGGGGATGAACAAGAGGCGCAATCATGATGAAATTCATCCCCGCAGACGCGCGACTCGCCGAAAAGAGCGGCCCTAAAATTTTAATCGTCGGCTCCTCGGGCGTCGGTAAGACGTCGCTGCTGCGCACCTTATCCGCCAAAATGCTCGCATCGGCGGTGTTCATCGATATCGAAGCTGGGCATCTTGCTGTAGATGACGTCCCCATCGCGAGCGTGCGCCCGCGCACATGGGACGAATGCCGTGATCTCGCCTGCGCTCTCGGTGGGCCCAATCCGGCCTTGCCACCGACCGCCAGCTATAGCGAGGCGCACCACAACAAGGTCATGGAGGACCACGAGCTTGCCCGGCTCGCAGACTATCCGATCCTGTTTGTCGACAGCCTGACCACCGCCGGCCGGCTTTGCTTCACCTGGGCGGAGCAGCAACCGGAAGCCTTCACCGATCGTGGCCGCAAGGATCTGCGTTCAATCTACGGATTGCACGCCCGCAGCATGGTGGGCTGGCTCAATCAGTTACAGCACGCGCGCGAGAAGACCGTCGTGTTCGTGGCGGTGCTCGAGCGGAACATTGACGAGCTCAACATCGCAACCTGGCAGCCGCAAATCGAAGGCGCGAAAACCGGGCGCGAGCTGCCGGCGATCGTCGACGAGATCATCACCATGCAGTGGATCGACTTCGGCGATCGCAAACCAGTGCGCGCGTTCGTGTGCACGAACCCCAATCCGTGGGGCTATCCCGCCAAGGACCGTTCTGGCCGGCTCGAACAATTGGAGCCGCCGAATCTCGGTGCGCTGATCGACAAGCTCACCCGTCCCGGTCAGCGTAAACCGTTCGTCACCGTTTCACCCGAGCAACCCACGCAAACTTGAGAGGAGGCACACCATGCCCTTCAACTACAGCGATGCGCCGCCGCCGCGGATTTTAAGCTGATCCCGCACCCCACGGTCGCGACCTGCATCCTACACATCAACGCCGGTGGCGTCGGTGAGGATGGCATGCTCAAGCGCAGCAAAGACGGCACCTGCGAAATGCTTGCCTGCGAGTTCACCGTCATCGACGGGCTCTACAAGGGCCGCAAGTTCTGGGAGTACTGGGTCATGGTCGGCACGACGGATGGGCACAAGCAGTCCGTCGGTTGGAACCAGGGCATGATCAAGGCCATTATCGACTCCGCGCTCGGGCTCAAGCCGGACGATATGGGCCCGCAGGCGTACGCTGCTCGCAACCTCAGCTACAAGCAGCTCGAGGGCCTGACCTTCATCGGCAAGATTGGCGTCGAGAAGGGCAAGCCGAAGAACGACAACAGCGGCGAGAACTGGCCGGACAAGAACATCCTCCTGGGTGTGATCACGCCCGACAAGAAGGACTGGCACCCGGTCGAGCAACCTCCGCCCTTCAATGGTGGAGGCAGCGGAGCTCAGGCCGCGGCGCCATCAAGTGCTGCACCCCCCACCCCGGCCGCGCGATGGGGGCGACAAGGGCGTCTCTCGTAAATCGAACGCTGCAACGATTGCGCGCCAGGCCAATGCCGCTGCAGGCGGCCCGCTGATGACGCCCGACGAGTTCAACGACGAGATTGGAATTTGAGGAGCGAGGCCATGACCGAACCCAAGGACTGGTACACGCCCGCGACCTTCGACAACGGCGAGAGCGGCTATTGGATGACCCGCGAGGGCGTCATCTTCTACGCGATGAAGACCGACGGCAGGGTTGCGGTGCAAGCCCAAGTGGAGATCGCGAACATCGTCACCGCCTGGTATCGCGGCGAGATTTTTCCGCGCGGCGCGGCGCCAACGGTGGCGATGATCCTCGAGTTCGACTCGAAGGCCGAAGCCGACACGAAGGATTCGTCCTACCCAAAGGCGGCGCCACAGCGTCCCGAGCCGGTGGAGATTCTCGGCAGCGTGTCCGGGTTGCAGAAGCTTCTCGTCGAGATGGCTGAGGAGAACCGTGGGCTCGATCACGCCGCGCTCACAGAACTCTTCGACGCGCATCCGCTCGTGATGGGCGTGTGGCAGGCCGAGGGCGAACTAAATCGCCCCTTCGGTCATGGCTTCCTTACCCTGAAAGGCGCCGAGTACCTGATCGGACAGGTCAAGCAGCAGCGCACAAAGAAAATCAGGGCAGTGATGACGGCCGTCTGGTGCAACAACCGTGAGCACGCGGAGCTGTTGCGACAAGCATTCACCGGGCCCGAACAGCCTTGAGTACTGTGCCATGCCCAACTTCAATCGCGCCACGCTCTCGCTCGAGCCGATCAACGAAGCAGTCAATGCCGCCATCGAGCGCGCCGCGGCAACGGCGGCGGAGATGCCGCGTCCCTATCTGGGCGCGTCGATCATCGGGCACGAGTGCGCGCGCCGTATCCAATACGACTGGTGGTGTAAACCCGTACTCGCGGCCCGTACGCGCGAAATCTTCGACCGCGGGCACTATTTCGAGCAGCGCTCGCGCCAGCGTCTCATCACTGCCGGTTTCAAGTTTGCGCCGCCTGAAGCGCTCGCCTTCACCGCCGTCAATGGTGCGCTCCGCGGCCACGCTGACGGCATCATCATTCATGGTCCGGACCTGCCCGGCGCCTATGTGATTTACCCGTTCGTATGGGAGCACAAGGCGGTCAACGCCAAGAACTGGCGCGCGGTCGAGCGCGACGGGCTCGAGAAAACCTTTCCGCAATACGCTGCGCAAGTCGCGCTCTATCAAGCGTATCTCGACGTCACCAATCCCGCGCTTTTCACCGTCACCAACGCTGACACGTGTGAGTGGCTGCACTTCCTCGTGCCGTTCAACGCCGAGCGCGCGCAGCTCTGGTCCGATCGCGCCGTCAACATCATCGAGGCGACGCGCGCTGGCGAGTTGCTGCCGCGGGGCTTTGATGATCCCGAAGATTGGCGCTGCAAGATGTGCCCGCACAAAGAGCGGTGCTGGAGGTGAGCCATGGCATTGCCGTCCGAGCTCACCACCCGGGAAAACGAACACCACGGCTCCGAACTTGGCGACGTTATCCGGCAACTGGCATCGGACAACCAGGGTGTAGCCTTTGCTGCCCTGTGCGCGATGGCGCGGAAACTAGAAAAGTATGGCTGCAGTTTTCTCGACCTTGCCGATCACATCGAGAACGGCAGCGGTGGCCTGAGCGAGGACGACAAGAAGAAAATCCGCAGCGAGATCGAGAATGCCCGTGCCATCGGCTACGCCGAGGGCGTCGCGGCGGCGGAAAGCAAGCAACACGGTACCGGCGCGTTCCGTAACACCGACGGCAAGCTCGATTGGAAGGAGGTCGCGCTCTACGTGCAACGTGAGAAGCATCGGCTCAATCCCAAACATCACGACTTGATCAACAAGGTGGCGGCGCAGACCGTGTACGACCGCGAGCCAACCCAGCCGATGCACAAGTACCTGCACAGTCTGTTCTACCAGCTCGGAGGGAAGATCACATGATTGATCCGGATATGCAGCTTGCCTATCGCGCCCCCGGAGATACTCGTCGCTTGCTGATATACCCGCTGTGTGGCGGTGATGTTCTTCGCCAAGGCAAACCGAATGCGCATCGCTACGGGCTCTCGCTCGAGTTCTCGTGCCAACAATGCAGTTCTGTTGTCGAGTTGGCGATTACTCCCCACGACGGACAGACACTGGTCTATTGGCGCTAGGAGGAGGCCATGGCCGGCATCCCATTCATGCTTACCAATGCGATGAAGGACGCCTTGCGCAGCCGCGGCCTCATCGACGACGAAATCGAAAAGACCACTCCAGCGGAGGCGCAGAAAATTCTACTGACGCCGGATCCGCGCGCGGTGCGCGAGTCCATCCAGGCGATTGCGACGCAGGCGAAGGCAGCCGCGGGCGCAACGCCAGGCCTGCTACAGCTCTCACGACTGCATCCCGTATCCGAAACCCTGGTGCCGAGCCGTTACACGCTCGACGACATCGACCGCATGATTAGCGCCGCGATTGCCGACTGCGAGGCCGGCCATAACGTCTACATCGAGGGCCGCTTGGTTCCGGCGAGCTTGCGCGGTAGCGAGCGCGGTACGCTCAAGGATACCGTTGCGGTATTTGCCCTCGTTGTCGACAGCGATGCTGACAAAGGCATGGGCTGGACGCCACCGGCGACGATCCGCCCGAGCATGACGGTGGAGACCTCGCCCGGCAATTTTCAGTTCTGGTTCTTCCTCAGGGCAGCAATCAATGCCGAGCTCGCACAAAAGCTGGGCGAGCGCATCCGTCGCGCTGTCAATAGCGACCACGACACCGGCAACCCGACCCAGCCCTATCGCATCGCCGGAACGATCAACTACCCGAACGCCAAGAAGACCGCGCGCGGACGCGACACTGTGTGGACCCGGCTGATCGCGCTCGATCCCAACGCGCTATGGACACCGGAGGAGATCGAACGGGCATTTCCATTGTCAGAGCAGCCGAGGACCAACGGCGGTGCGCCGACGCCAGGCGGCAGCGCCAGCGAGGCTGATATTCCTGCGGACACCATGCGCGTCATCCGCGACGGCCCCACCAAGGGCAACGCGCGCGACCGCTCGCTCGCATTCTTCAACGTCATGATCGCGCTCAAGCGTCTCGGCTTCACCGTCGAGGGCATTCTCGAATTACTCGAGCGCCATCCTGAGGGCGTCGCCAAGAAGTACGAAGGCCGGCTGCGACAGGAGGTCGAGCGTGCCTATAACAAGATCACTACGGACGACGAGCCGAGCGGGGCGCAAACTGTGATCGCGCCGGTGGTGTCGCCTACGATTATTCCGACAACGTCGCAGCCGCTAGCCGACGCGCATGCGACCTTTAAGAAATGGCTGGGTCAGGATTACGACACCGACGTGCTCGACCTCACTCTCGCTGCTAGCGCAGCTGAGCGGTTGACCGGTGATCCGCTTTGGCTACTGGTGATTTCCGGTTCCGGCAATGCCAAGACCGAAACCGTGCAGTCGCTCGCGGGCGCCGGCGCGCTCGTCACCAGCACGATTACATCCGAGGGCGCTCTGCTGTCGGCAACTCCGCGTCAATTGCAGAGTGGCCGGGCCACCGGCGGCTTGTTGCTCAAACTCGGCAATCGCGGTGTGCTGGTCATCAAGGATTTCACCTCGGTCCTTTCGATGGACCACAAAGCGCGCGGTCTCGTTCTGGCCGCGTTGCGCGAAATCTACGACGGCAAGTGGGAGCGCAATGTCGGAACGGCCGGCGGACGAACGCTCCCCTGGAACGGTCGCATTGCCATCGTCGGCGCCTGCACTACTGCCTGGGACACCGCGCACAGCGTCATTGCCATCATGGGCGATCGCTTTGTCATCGTTCGCGCCGATTCTGAAACTGACCATGTCCGCACCCGTTCGGCATGGCAAGCCATCCGCAATACCGGCAAAGAAGCCACCATGCGCGCCGAGCTGGCGGCTGCCGTCGGTGGACTCATCGCCAGTGCCAGCACCGAGGAGTACCAACTCACCCCTGCCGAGACTGATCGCCTGATCAAGCTTGCGAATATCGTGACTCGGACGCGCACCGGCGTCGAGCGCGATTACAAGGGTGATACGGTTGATAAGCATGCGCTGGAAATGCCGACCCGCTTCGTCAAGCAACTGACCCAGGTCGTGCGCGGTACGGTGGCAATTGGCATGCCGCCCGAAACGGCCATGCGGCTGGCAAGCCGGTGTGCGCGCGATAGCATCGCACCGTTACGGCGAGACATCCTGCTCGATGTCGCTGCCCACCCCCAGGCTCGCCCGCGTGAGGTTGCTCGCCGCATCGTCCGGCCGCGCACAACGGTGGAGCGTGAACTGAGAGCACTTCACCTGCTCAACGCGCTGGACTGCGATCAGGTGGATATGGTCCAGGGTGGGCGGCAACATACATTCGAGCGCTATAGCCTGGCACCGATACTCGACCGTCAATTATTGTTATCGATGTGATGGTTAGCATGGACCGGAAATGTGGGTGGCTGCGGTTTTCGCCCTGGCCCGGAAAAATGGGAGTAGAGAATGTTCCCCTTAATAATCTCTCTGAATCTCTACTCTCACACTTTTCCGGGCCAGTAAGGTTTGAGTGCGCCGTCGCGCCAAAAACAAAAGCAACGGGAGACGTTAAATGACCAGCGAGCAGGACAAATCCTCGATCATCAACCGCGGCGAGAGCGCGCCGGCGCGCTCCGAGCTCGATGCCTTCCTCGCTAATATTAGGGGGCGCACCACGGCTGCCGCAGGCACGCGCGGCCGTCTCATCTTTGCCCTCGACGCCACCATGAGCCGGGAAGAGACGTGGGATCTCGCCTGCCAATTGCAGGCCGAGATGTTCCGGGAGGTCGCTACTGCCGGTGGACTCGACATGCAGCTAGTCTATTACCGGGGCAGCCTCGGCGAGTGCAAAGCCTCGCGCTGGTTCTCGCAATCCGAGCCGCTCACCAAGGCCATGTCGCAGATCAAATGCGAAGCCGGGCATACCCAGCTCGAGAAGGTCCTGATCCACGCCCGGAAGGAGACCAAGCTGCTGCCGGTCAGTGCCCTAGTCTTCGTCGGCGACGCCATGGAGGAAAATCCCGATACGCTCGCCCACGAAGCCAGCGAGCTCGGGCGGCTCAGGGTGCCGGCGTTCATGTTCCAGGAAGGAAACAACCATCAGGTCGAGCGCGTATTCCGGAACATCGCTGAGCTCACTCGAGGCGCCTATGGC